AGACGGAAGTTAGCAAAAGGTATCATTTGTAAGTCTTTCACTTCTGATGGGTAGACTTCATACAACCCACCAGCAACTTCATTCCAAGTATATTGTCTGGTCTCACCCCAGTGAAAGTTTAGACCACGGAACCCCCACTGGAATACATCGGTAACAGCAACAAAGGGGTTTTGATCATAGTTTATTGCTGCTGTCTTGGCATTATAAACAAAGACATAAAACTTACCTGCTTCAGGTATTTTAGGTCCTTCATTTAGAACTGCTAAGAGTTCTACCATAATATCATCAGGGTCTTTAATACCAATAATACTATCACTTATCCCACGGACTCGGTTTACGTTTGTATCTGTATCTGTGGGTCTTTTTGCCATTACTTGATACCGAGTTCCTTCTCTGTAAAGACTCTAAACTCATAACCTCTGTCAAGGCACCATTCTTTTGCTGCTTCCCACTTTGCTTGATTTTTAGCATACTCATATGCCTCACGCAAATAACCTTGAGTTTGTCTCTTCGGTTTTGCTGGAGGGCAGGTTTGTCTCTGAGGTTTGATCTCAATAATATACTTTTTAATAACCCCAGTTGACTCTTTTACTTTAATATAAAAGTCTGGGAAGTATCTGTGAGGTCTATTGTCTACAGGAGACCGATACCATACATACATTTCTTCACTACCCCATTCTATTATATAATCTTTATTGTCGCAATAACGCATAAAGCGTCTTTCCCATAACGACCGATAGATGATATTAGTGGGATCACCAACATACTTTTGAGGATTTGAAGGTTGGTATCTACCTTTATACGCCATAAGTCCACCCCTTTACACTTTTCCTCTTACCACTCAATAGTTCAGAGACGTGACCTGTAGATAGACCATACTCTTTACAGAAGTGGGAAAGACAACTAAACTTGACTTTTTCACCGTTTGGTGATATAATAGTCCCCGCTTTGTGTAGTGTTGATTTTCCAGTTTCGCGCATTTTTTGTTTGGCGGCGTCGGTGTGTGGTCTATTATGAACCATACCATAACCCTTAACATATTCATCTTCGGAAGTATCAATCCAAATTTTTCCAAGACTTGGTATATTCAAAATCTCTGAAATCTTGTCAGTGTCAAAATAACCCTTATATGACATCTAAATACTTAATAATGTAAGACTCGTATAAGGTATTTAGAGTGGTTTTTCCTAAGTCAATAGCAAGTATTAAACCAACACTCACAAATCTAGCGCAGACTTCCCACTATCAAGTTATCTTTGGAGGTCTTCCAACTCCTTTGAGACAACATTTAAATGTAAGAGGCGTAGGATATCAATTCATCACTGAAACATCAGGTCTTCTTTGCTATTCTGCTTCCTTACCTGGTAGTTCTTTAGCGACTGCCAATATCAAAGGAAACTTTATGGGAGTCGTAGAAAATATGGCTCACACAAGACTTTATACTGAGATAGGTCTTGAGTTTTATGTTGATAATGAATACAAGACTATGAAGTTCTTGGAACACTGGATGGAGTTTATTGCTAATGGTTCCGCACATTCCAAGTCTAAGGATGACTATTATGTAAGAATGGTCTATCCTGATGAGTATAAAGCAGATGAAACTAAAATTATAAAGTTTGATAGAGATTATAATAAGGAACTAGAATATAAGTTTATTGGTTTGTTCCCAAGAGATTTATCATCTACTACAGTAAAGTATGAAAACTCTGAGATATTGAAAGCATCTGTTCGTTTTAGTTATGACAGATATGTCTGTGGTAAGTATGATAGTTACTCCTTGTATAATGGTTCGGAAGGAAATAAAGAAACAAATGGAAAACCAAGTTCTACCGGAGATGCGAAAGGAGTTCCAGTATCTGCTGGCGCAATAGGAGCAAATGGAGTTAAATATATTCCTAAAGGTACGAGTGTTGGTGAAGCAATTGCTAGCGGACAAGTATATAATGATATAAACCTCACTTCCAAATATTGACTATAAATATTCTTAACTGAACTTTTTGGGTTGTTATGCCTTTACCAAAGATCTCTACGCCAACTTATGAGTTGGAACTACCTTCGAGTGGAAAGAAAATAAAGTATCGTCCCTTTCTTGTAAGAGAGGAAAAGATCCTTATCATCGCTATGGAGAGTGAAGATGATAAGCAAATTACTAGTGCTGTCAAAGAAGTAATCTCTAATTGTATTACTACTAGAGGTGTAAAGATTGACCAACTAGCAACTTTTGATATTGAATACATCTTCCTAAACATCAGAGGCAAGTCTGTTGGTGAGGAAGTTGAGGTGTTGATTACCTGCCCCGATGATGGAACCACACAAGTTCCAACATCAATTAGTTTGGATGATATCAAAGTTCAAACTGGAAAAGATCATAGCAGAGATATCAAACTTGATGATGACCTTATCTTAAGAATGAAGTATCCTTCTATGGAGGAGTTTGTTAAAAACAACTTCAGCACAGAATAACTCAACTTAGATAATACTTTTGATCTTATTGCTTCTTGTATTGAGCAAGTGTATTCTGAAGAAGAGTCTTGGGCAGCATCAGACTGTTCTAAGAAAGAACTAAGAGAGTTCCTTGAGCAGTTAAGTTCAAAGCAGTTCAAAGAGATTGAAACTTTCTTTGAGACGATGCCTAAGTTGTCTCATACTGTTAAGGTGAAGAATCCTAATACTGGTGTTGTGAATGATGTTGTCTTAGAGGGACTCAACGCTTTTTTCGTCTGAGTATGGCTCATGAAGATCTTGAGTCATACTACAAGATAAATTTTGCCTTGATGCAGCATCATAAATACTCTTTGACTGAACTAGAAAATATGATACCTTGGGAGAGAGAAGTTTACCTTACTTTCCTAAAACAATATGTTGAAGAAGAGAATTTAAAACAAAAGCAAGCTGAACTAAATGGCTGAGTTTTCATCGCCAATCGCAGGTGGTTTAAGGATAAGAAGAACTAGAGTTTCCTCTTTCTCATTTCTAAATCGTCCCCAAGAACAACAAAGGGAAGATTTTAGAACTACACTTGCGCTGCAGCAAAATAGACTTGCTTTTGATAATATTAACACCTCTATTACAAACCTTACAAACCAAGTTACTGCTCTCAACCTTACACTACAAACTATCTCTCAGCAGATAACAAGAGACTCTGCGCTAGACCAAGCAAGGGAGGCACAGAAAGTAAGACAGGAACAAATACTTGCAGAGCAGAAACTGAGGGAAGGTAAGGAGAGTATTGTTGAAAGGAAGATGCAGTCTGCTCTTCTTGCTCCTGTTAGAAAGGTTGGAGCAAAAGCACGCTTTACTTTAGGTAGACTTGCTAACTTCTTTATGATACTTCTAGGTGGTTTCCTAGGAGGTATGGCAATAGATACTATCGGTGCTCTAATAACTGGCAATAAAGAAAAACTAGAGCAACTGAAAAAGAAGTTCTTAGACAATATTGGAATTGTAGGCGGAATACTATTATTGATAAGTGGTGGTTTTACCACTATACTTGGATATCTGACACGACTAACTCTTAAGTTGGGTAGTGCTGCGTTTAGAACTCTATTAATTAGACCCATCCAAGGATTACTAAACCTTGTAAAGAATGGTGCTAAGGGTGTATTATCTGCTCTGGGTCTTGGTGTTAAACCACCAGTAAAAAAACCACCAGCAACACCACCAAAACCAACAAGACCCGCAAAACCACCTTCAGGTGCTCCTACAAAAGGAAAACCTGGTGGTGGAAAAGGAACTACTAGTGGAAGACCTAGTTCATCAGGTACTTTTAGATCAACCTCTGGCATAACATTTCTTACTGAAATTCTTTTTGGTTCAACTTTTGGTGAATCGGGTGCTTCTGCACTTGGTGCTGGTGCTGGTGCTAAGACATCACAAATTATCCTTAATGCAATTTTAGGTAATAGACTAAAAAATATAAAAACAGCTACTACATTAATTGCTGCTTTTATTGGTTCTCAGGGGTTTAGGAATTTATATCAACAATCTGAGCTTGATAAAAATCCAGTACTGGGAAGTAGTCTTGATATTAAGGCTCTTTTTTCTAGTGACTTTGGCAATCTTATCAACACACCAAATATTACCGACACCAAGAAAACTAAACCAGAAGATATACAAGAACCAGAACAAGGTGGAAATGTTACTATTATAAACAACGAGTTACCAGCACAGACTACTGGTTCTCCGCCAACGCAACAAAACTTAGGTTCTGCGAATTATCTACCAAAAGTTTCCAGTTCTAATGTTGATAACTTCTATTTGTTATATTCTATGATACAATATAACGTAGCGGAGTAATATGGCATATCGTTCTTCCATAAACATTACTGGTATTAGAAAGTCTTTGTCTGGTCTCAATAAGAGTCTTCAGAAGGCAAAAGAGTCTGCAGGTAGTATTAGTTCTACTATTTTACAGTCCAATAGAGCAAAGAGAAAATATATATCTGCTAATTCATCAGCATTTAGAAAGAGAAGAGAGGCAGTAAGAAGAAGAGAAAGAGAAGATATTGTAGAAGCGTCTACAATAACAGGAGCAATAAAGAGATCCAGAACTGCGGTTGTTAATAGTACAAGAGGTTTTCTAGGTAGAATACTTGATTTTCTTGGAGTATTATTGGTTGGATGGGCACTCACTACCCTACCAGGTATCATAGAAGCCGCTAAAAACTTAATCAAGAGGATGCAAAAATATTTTGCACTTCTTAATCAGTTTAAAGAAGGTCTCCAAAACTTCCTCATAGGTTTTGGGGATATGGTAGGTGAAATATATACTGGTCTCAATAAGTTTGATTTTCTTGCAATAAAGAGGGCAGTAGATAGGGGAATGGGTAGAATGAAAGATGCTTTCGTTCAAATGAATAACTCTATCGATTCTGTAGTGACAATGCTAAAACAAGATATAAAAAAGTTACTTGGTATAGAAAACATAAAATCAACTGAGGACGAATCTACTGGAGATGGTGGAACTGGAACTGGCACTGGAACTGGCACTGGTGGAGATACATCACTTCCAGATCCTAAGTCGGCAGAAATGTATCGTATTGCTGCGGCACTTACCACAGAGGGTAATAGTGATCAGGGATATGCTGATATGATGCAGGTCTTGGCAAATAGAAAAGCGTCTGGATATGGAGCAACATATACTGATATTCTTGGTGCTCCTGGGCAGTTTCAAGGTGTAGAAAATAGAGGTCTTGCAGCATTTAAATCTATACGTTCTTTAGGTGAAGCGTCTGCCTGGTCTGGTCAAAGTCAACAAAATTTATTGAGAGTTATTAGTCTTATTACTGATCCTGCTAGACAAGCAAGTGCAGCATCATTTGTCAAGGGTTCTTTAGAGTTTATAGGAAGTCCACAAAATATAAAGGGAAATCCAGATATTGAAGCTTATTATGAAGGATTTATTACTGGTTCTGTTTGGCGTGGAACAGCAC